CAGCTCTCTTTCAATTTGACTGGATAGAGAGTGAAGATAAAAGATTATTTAGGGCGATTGTTAATTTATTTAATAAAGAATTGAAGGAGAAATAAAATGAAGATAGAATGGGATTATCCAAGAGACATAAGGGTAAGGACACTAAGAGCTTTATTATTGTTTATACCTACTGCTATATGGGCATTGAACGCTATGTTAAGGAATAATTGGGCAGAATTTACAATGGCTTTGGCTTGTGTATTGGTTATTGGTTGGGTTTATAGAGATATTTAAAAAAGGAGAAATAAAATGAAAGTAAACGACTTTATTAAGTGGGCAAAGTCCGTGCAGAAAGAAGAAAATGAGATTATGCTTGGGAAAGGAAAAGAATACACTGTTAGCGATGAGGATAAGTTTAAGAATTTCAAATCCATTGCCGAAAGAATGAATACAAGCTCAGAGCAAGTGGCAATGATATACCTCTTAAAGCACATGGATTCAATCAGGAATTATGTATTACATGGCAAAGAATCATCGAATGAACCTATTGAGGGCAGGATAATGGATGCCAGAAATTATTTACTTTTATTAGGTGGAATTATAAAGGAGAAATAAAATGAATAAACCATGTCCATATTGCGGACATCAAGAGACACAAGAAGATGAAGAACGACATCTAAGACAGAAAGCTCGTATCGTAGCAGAAGAATTCATCAAGGGCAGACAGAGTATCAAGGCTCTAAGTCGCAGGGAAAACGAAGTAATAGATGCAGTGATAGGCTTAGGGATGTCATTCGATGAAGCAAGTGATTCGCTATCAATCAAATATACAGTATGCCTTAATTACTGGCAGAGAGCAATCACTAAAATCAAATCTCTATAAAGACATATTGTTTAATTTATAAGAATTTAAAGAGAAAAACAGGTTAGTATTCCCTTTTATAGGGACACTAATTGTGTTCATTCAGGGCATCTATGCCTTAGAGATTGGAGCTTAACGAACCAAATCTGAATAAAAAAAATAGATCAAATCTTAACCGGTTATTATTTGAAAGAATCCACAATAACAGTTGAACTTGTAGGCATTAAGAACCTAAAGAGCACACACACTTGGAGACTTGAATTTGATGTATATGAGATTGACTCACACAAAGTGAAAGACCTATTCGAGCAACTCAATAAAGCCTTGATGATGGCATTGGTGAACCTTGATGCCTGACGTTAAAAACGAAGAAAAAACGAAGAAAGTCAATGGAAAATTATTCGAGAAAGGCAATCCGGGAGGACCGGGCAGACCTAAGAAAGAATTTTGCATACCTGATATTATAAGAGCTAAGGGACAAGAACTTGATCCCGTAAGTAGAAAAACATTCTATGATGCTATGGTGGAGAAGGCTTGGAGTCAGGCAACTAAAGGCGATAAATCCGCAAGAGATTGGGTATCTGACAGGACAGAGGGTAAAGCATTAGATCGTATAGAGGCTACGATTAACCAAGAACCTATTAAGGTTTTTGAGATTGAGTGAATTGGACACTAAATCCGTTACGAAGGGAAATACTATTAGATCCGCACAGGTTCAAGGTAGTGGTAGCTGGGAGACGCTTTGGCAAGACTTACTTGGCTTTGATGTGGTTGTGTCTGGGGAACATAGAAGCGAACGAAAGAAGATGGTTCATAGCTCCAACATACAGGCAGGGCAAGATGATTGCCTTTCCAGTATTAAGACAGATATTCAGGGGCAGAGCAAAGATAAACGAATCAGAGCTCAAGGTAACATTACCCAATGGGGCAGAAATATGTATCAAGGGTGCAGATAATGAAGATTCCTTACGTGGTGCAGGACTTAATAGGGTTGTTCTTGACGAATATGCTATGTTTAAGAATCACGTATGGCAGGAGATTGTCCTTCCTATGTTAGCAACTACTCAAGGTGATGCAATGTTTATAGGCACTCCAGATGGATATAATTCTTTGTATGATTTATACTTAAAGGGGCAAAGCGATCCAGAGTGGATGTCATGGCAATATACTACAATAGAGGGTGGCTTCGTAGCGGATGACGAAATAGATAGACTCAAGTCTAATATGGATGGGAGACTATACAGACAAGAGATGGAAGCATCATTCGAGACAACAGGTAATCGTGCTGCATACAATTTTGATAGAGATATTCATATCAAGAAGGCTGATGGCTTAACAAGTGAACGATTTATAGGTATGGACATGAATGTTGATTACATGAGTGCAGTCATAGCTTGTGTATATACTGATGGGACTATTCATTATTATGATGAGATTCGACAGTCTAATTCTAATACAGAAGCTATGAGCAGAGAGATGCGTAAGAGATGGGGCTTACATCCAATATTCCCTGATCCAGCTGGTAAGGCACGATCTACCACATCTAATAGATCAGATCATCAGATTTTAAAAGACAATGGATTCCAGGTGATTGCGAGAGTTGCCCACCCAACGCAGAAAGATAGATTGAGTGCATTGAATAGAATGCTATTAGATGCTAAAGATAGAGTCAAGATGACCATTGATCCATCTTGTATATACTTAATTAAAGATTTAGAGCAGGTGCAACGTGATAAGAAGGGCGGGATTGATAAGAGCAATCCTGAATTATCTCACATGTTGGATGCTTGCTCATACTACATAGAATACAAACATCCAATCGTTCAAAGGGTTGGAACTTCGATAGCATGGAATTAATACTCGGCTTCTCATTAGGCGTTAATATATTATTCATAGGATTATGGGTAATAGGTTGGCGAATGGACAGAAAGATTAAGCAGACATCCAAAACGGTGATGCGAGATATCTTTACTCAAGACGAAAAGAATTGGATGTATAAAGCATGAGAAGCGTAAATACAATAGTAATGCCAGAGTTGTCAGAATCAATGGTAATGGAATCGGTAAGGAAAGCCCAAGAAGGTGTGGCAAATAAAGAAGATGCAGAGAAAGCAGTAGCATTAGATTTTTATTACCACAAGGATGTAGATAAGCATATAGACCAATGGTTTTCAAAGGCTACATTAAATCAGGTTCCATCATTCCCGCAAAAGATTGTTCCAAGATTCGCAAAAGCAAGGATGATGCTGTATAANAANTCACCACTTAGGATGATTAATGGTGATGTCAATGAGTCTTATTCAGATTATTCAAACAAATTAAATCAAAAGGTTCGAGAGTTTGCNGAATTATCATGGCTTACTTCAAGCATGGGTCTAAGGACAAGATGGAATGAACGCAGATCTATCTTAGAGTATGATATTATTCCATATTTTAAGAGATATATGGTAGATGGAGAGATGCGTGGCGTATCGTATGAAGTAGAACGTGATGCTAAGAATAATAGAATCTTTGTGTTTTGGTCGGATGAACTACATTTTAAGTATGATCAAGCAGGGCGAATGATTCAGGTTAACGATGGGAATGAGAATCCATACGGAGTAATACCTGTTTCGTTTGTTGATTACCCACAGGGGGCAAGTGATGTCATAAGGGCATCCATACAAATTGGTATTGCAAATACTGAAATAGCCTTAGCGGAACGTTTTTCATTTGGTCAGCCTGTGGCAAGTGGCTTAGACAATGCGACCACTCTATCAATGGGGATTGATAAAGTTATGATACTTCCAGAGGGTGCATCGTTTAGCTTTGTAGGAAGCCCGGGAAGCCTTAAAGATATGTCAGAGGTAACTAAGTCATTCGCTAATCAGACAGCTCTCAATAATCATCTAAGGATTAAGTGGGATGATTCAGGTAATCCACAGAGTGGCGAAGCTATCAGGATGTTAGAGATAGAGAACTTAGAAGCGAGGGTATCAGATATACCGATATGGAGGGAATGGGAACGAGAGAGATACGAGATAGACCGATCTGTTATTCGAGCACATACAGGCAAAGATTTAGGCGAACGATATTCAGTAGATTTCGCAGAGATAGAATTTCCAAAGTCTCCACAAGAAGAACGTGCTGAATTAGATTGGAAGCTTGAGAAAGGTCTTATCAGTAGAGAAGATTTATTCAGACATTTCAATCCAGATATAAGCGATGAAGATTTAAAAACCAAACTCGGTGAAGTGGATGAAGCAAAAGCAGTAGAGACTAAAGTAACACAACCGCAATTTGAAGGACTAAGAAAACTTGGCTCAATTAGTTCATAATTATCTTGATAAACTCGATGGGTTGCGAGAAGAAGTGATACAGAACGCTGATAACATATTAGATGCTATTGATATGGATGACCTATTAAATGATCCAGAAGGTTATCTATTAGCTTTGGGTGATGCGTTCCTTAAAGAGCATATTGACGAGATTCAGGAAGCTGATAAAGAAGGTAAGAAGTTTGCAGAGAAGGTTCTAAAGAAATTATGAGTGTAACAGTTACAAAGAACTTTGACTTAGGAAAGATAAATCTT